AGTAGTCGGAAGTGAGATAAGGGAATCTCAGGTGTCTTTATAACAATTTATCCTAAGAATGGGCAAGCCCTACTGGACAAATGTTTCTGGCAACCAACCCATGATCCTGGTGGAAGATCATGCATTGCATTTCCCTTGCAGCAAAATAGCCAGACTTAGCATGCCACGCATCGCTAGGTGCTAACGTGTTCATGGACTCCACAGTACAGCCGTTGAACTCTTTGACTGTCTTGTGGTGGATGTGACCTGTGATCCATCTACGTTGAGTGGATTGACCCCATTCTTGAGGCCGTAAGTGCGCCATGATCTGAGGCAATTCTTCCATCTTTGCACCGTCACCATGCGTCACGCCTAGTAACACTTTGCCAAACGCATAAAAGTGATATGCAGAGGCATCTTGGACAATCGTCACCCGTGGCTCATTCTCAAAGTACAGAGACAGTGCTAACTGAATCCATTGCGTTGAATCGGGATCGTGATTACCTGCTGCGTTGATGACCGTGAGATGTTCGTGCTTCTCTAACATCCTGCGAATCGCATGGATCATTGCCCAGACGAATACTTTGATGATCCGGTAATACCGTGTGTCAGCATCGAGTTGATGACCGTGACCAGGTGTCTTGTTCGATCTGTTATCAACGTGGAGTGCGTCACCGACATTTATGAACACAGCTTCCTTAGTTGCAGGAGCAGCTTGCGTAAGGTAGTCCACAGCACCTTGCATGACGCGATATGCAATCTCCGAATCGAAATCATCAATCTGAGTTTCATCTTGATGCGCCAACATTCCAAAGTGAGCATCACCCATACCATAGACCGCGCAAGTTTCTTCTTCAGAGAATCCACAGTGACGAACTGGCTCTGCCAGTCCTGCAAACTCTGATAACGCATCTTTGATTCCTTCTAATACTGCTTTTGCTTGTGCTTCTTCATCAGCGCGAGTTTTCACCCACTGCATCATCATGCCTTTCTCAGCATGATACAGCGTTGATGTGCCTCTGAGTTTTAGCGTTTCTGGTAGGACATGGGTTAGATCGTGATCTGGTGAATAGCCACGCTGTTCTGCGTTTTTCTTCACCTTGTTGACCGCCTCGTGGACAGTTGCGTAGTTCATATTCAAGGCTCTAGCCGCAGCCTGAATTGACCCACACTCCATGACAGCTTCTAGTTTCTTTCGTTGCTGTTCCGTTCGACAAAATTCCAATAACTTAGGATCAAGTTGTGTTCCCTTAGCCATGTTATTCGCTCCTTCAATAACTCCAGATTGTCGGGCGAATCATTCCATCTTCAGGTTCACAAATATCTAAATGCAGAAAACGCCCCGATCCTTTCTGCGCTACACCGATACCTGTAAATCCTATTTCTAGTGCAAGTTTAAGCACCTCATATGCTTCACCACGTTCAACACCGATGTCGGCTGCTTTACCTGTGGTATGCGCACCACCTTTTGTTGCGCCTCGATCGATCTTTCGCGCCTCGATTGGATGACTGATGTCTCTGTATGCCGATGTCACGCGCAATGGTTTCGCATAAGCTACACGGAGTTCTGTCAGCATCTCCATAAACCTTGCGTCCATCTTTTCCAATCCAGTATGCGAGCATGACATCTCCTCGCTCGTAAAATAAGGTGATTCCCAACTCATTTCTTTTTCTTCTCCATGAATCCTTCAACAGCACCGCCACCGAAATAGAATCCAAGGATAATGAGCATCGCGTAGTTGATTGAGAACTGATCCATCACCTTGGTGACGGCATCAGGATCGCCTTGGCCGGAGATGGTCATCCCTAAGACTAAGACATAGCTCAACAAAAATGTTAATCCAAACATCAAGGCTAGGTAACGCTGTGCTAACTTAAATGGTGCATATGCGGACAGTAAATCGGTTTTTGCCTTAGCCTTGGCTGCAATTTCTTCCTCTGTTGAGGTGTGCATATTATCAATCAGGTCTAAACCTTTCTCGATCACATTGCCTGATCCAAGCATCTTGCTAATAACGCCAAGCATTATGCGCCTCCAATATTGTGGTTCGTCTGAATGCAGATTGCATCGTAGTTAATCTTAGGCTGTGGTGCTGTTGCCATGAATACTTCATGTGCTGCAAAGCAATCATCCATATTAGGAAAGATGCCTTGTGGCGCGACATAGTATCTGTCCGCCTCCAATAAGATAACGAACAGAATCCACATCTTCTTAATCCTCGTCCAAAATCACTTCAAAGACAGCCGTTACCCTTGAATTGTTGGATCGCACTCGCGCCCTACAATCTATATCTGACTTTGGTGGAATGTTTAACGGAACAGTAAACGGCATGATGTACTGTCCGCCAACACCTGCAACCTCAAAGGTGTGCTGACTTCTGAAGTTATCTTCCCCAAAATATCGGACAAACATATCAATCGTAGCGTCACCGCCTGACTGAATTGTGCCTACTAGCTGAACAACATAACCAGTGTGATTAGCAGGAGTCGTATATACAGCCATTTGCGTCTGCCCTTTCTCTGCTGAGACTCTAGCAATGACAGTTGTGCTGTATTTGATGTCGATATTGCCTACGTTAATCGCTGCCGCGCCATCGATAAAATATGCGCGATAAACCCTACGGAAAGCAGTCGTAGTAGCATTTCCTGTCTGAGATGACAAAGACACAGTTTCTTGGGCTACATTCCAATCACCATCTAATCCAATGATGACGACTTGCTCGCCAACATCGCTAGCAGAGGCACAATCAACAGTTAGTGTAGATGCACCTACATCAACAGTTGACCAGGGGTATAGAGTATCGTTGATATCCCAAATTGTGCCTGTCGTATTAACAGACATTGCAGGGACAGCACCGAACTTATGAATGTGTGTGATGTCGTCAAACTGACCTTTTGCGACTCCAAGACCGTAGTTTGGCAGTCGGATCATATCCATAAACTGAGACATTTAGATTGCTCCTTTGTTTTTCATGAGCCACAAAAGCCAAACCACAATACCGATTGCACTAAGTGTACCGATAATAATTAAAGATGCCAATGCTATCTCTTTGATCTGTTTGGCTTTCTTCTGTTTCGCTCTGACTTGAGCCAATTGTTCTTTCTTGCGCTGCTCTTTACGTTGTCTTTGAAATGCATAGAAATCATGCAAGTGACCTGTGAAGGCTAGAATTTCGCGTAGCTCTGCTTCTGCCTGTTTTGCTTCCACAAGTGCAAGATAGGCTTCCATGTCGGATTGGCCTTTCTCTTGGACGCGCTTTTCGAGTTTGGTTTTGTTGTCAAAGAATGATGCGATCTGCTGACCGCATGAAATGATGTCTTTGCCGTGATTAGCAGTTTCTTTGATGACCGCTATGGCTGCATTGATAGCAACCAGTTCTGCAATCATTGTCCTGCTCGATTCTCAATGAGGCGATCAATCTTTGCATCTAAGGCATCAAGGCGATCCATGACGCGATTGATGTCTGCATGAACCTCTGCTTTGGTGACGTATTCTTTAGCGACTTCTTCTCGTGTTCTATTGAGAAGAATCGATAGACGTTGTTGCTCTGACCACATGGTCTTTGCGAACCAGGACATGATGCCTAAACCACCAGTTAGTAGAATGTTCCAAAGCATCAAGTCCATGACAAATCCCCATAGGTTTCAACAATTATACCGATTCAGGCCAATCGTTTATAGGGGCGTTTCCTGTTGGATTACCTTCAGAATCTACCGGAGCATTGTATAACTTCATAAAACCTGTATGAGACTTCACAGCTTTGATTTTAGCTTCAATAGTTCCTGACGCAGTGCGGACAGCCGTTCTGTAATCTGCAACGGAACTTGGTATTTCCGTTCCTGTCTCTGCCTTGCGCGTAACCATCCAATCAGTTGGTTGTAAGAGGCTTCCCGCTGTTGCTTTGACTTGGGCGATTGCATTGCTCTTTAGACCCTTGGTAACGATCTGCACACCATCTTCATCCAGTAGTGCGTTACCGTCTTCATCGACTTCATTCACATCGTCCAATGCCTTTGGATTCCCTGCTGACCAGTAGAACCGATTGTCGAATGGTGCAGGATCATCTGCCCACACAAGACCCATTGCAGTCTTGGTAGCATCATCCCACTGCATCCAGTTGGTTGGGTGCTTCACGCCATTGGAGTCTGTCCAACCACGTCCTGCTCTGATAATACGTTCATTGTATGTGTACATAATGTCTCCTGTCAGCGGGCGTTGCTGTACTTGAATTCAGAATAAGGTGCATGCTTCAAGTAATACAAAGCACGTTCCAAGCCTTCAATATTATCGCCTAAGTGACCAATGCCTGTATTGCATTTGGTACACAATATTCCACGCACTTCGCCTGTTTCATGATCGTGATCCACATTCGCTCTGCGGTTCATGTCTGCAAGCGGCTTAAAACAAACAGCGCAATTCCCTTCTTGGAACTCTATAAGCTGATTGAACTCATCCATAGAAATACCATAAATGCGTTGCATGATTGCGTCTTCACGGTCTAAGCC